GGATGCGTTTACAGATGAAAACTCTGAATCAGGACGGTACGTTAATAACAAGATAGAGAATCTGGTACAACAGAGATTACAATCTGCGTTATCCCAACAACAGCAACAGATACAAGCCGAGATGCAAATGCAAAACACTGTGAATGAACTGAGGGGAACTTATAAAATGTCTGATGGTGACATTCAAGAGTTTTTACAGTTTACAACACAGCCTAAAGAGAGAGTAGGTTTGAACAATCTAGTTAAACTTTGGCAAATGCAAAGCGGTCAATCCGTTGCTAATAATGATACAATGGAAGCGGTAACTGCGGCACAGCAGGCTCCTCGCACAGCGGGAGTTCTCCAAGGAGAGCCACCAATGCCTAAAAAGAATGATGCAGACAATATGTTTGATTCAATTATAGCAACTGGCGGTTCTGGAAGATTACCGTAACTAACAATAACCACATAACACAAAGGTAATAAAATGGCAATATCATACAATTCTGGAGTATTAAAATCCAGTGATATTACTGCTACAACCTCTGATGCTAGTGTAGGTCAAAGACCGGATAGAAGACGAATATTTAATTTCGGCGACAGAGTTGCCGAATTGGCTCCTGAGGAGTCTCCATTTTTCGTCTATTTAAATCAGGTTGCTAAAGCACCTACCGATGACCCAGTGTTCCGTTATTTGGAAAACCGCAATCGCATTAGCTTTACAGATAGATCATTTCTTCTTGCGGCTGATGTGAATGGTGGCTCTGCTGTATCCGCAGGATCGTCTTATTCGTTCACTGTTGATACTTCTGGTGGAGCACCTGTGGAATATCTGATAAAAGGAATGGTATTCGTGGTCAATACTGTTGGTAACGCTACTCCAGATAGTGACGATACCAATGGATATGCTCAGGCTGTAGTTAGAGTTGAGAGTGGATTATCTCATGGAAGTTCTTCGTCTTCGTTTACAGGAAAGATTATTGATGTTTCAAATAGTAATGTTTCCGGGTATAACGTACTAGAGAACAACGACCCTGCACAGATAATAGGCTCTTCATTTGAAGAAGGTTCTGGTTCCCCAGATGTGTTCTCTTCTGAACTAGAAGATGACTTTGGGTACACCCAGATTTTTAAAACAGCGGCAGAAATGACCAACACTGCTTATGCAACTCGCTATCGTGGGTATGCTGAAGAGTGGAATCGTATCTGGGCTACTAAACTGCGTGAGCATAAGATTGATATTGAAAGAGCTATGCTCTTCGGTCAGAAAGCTCGTGTAGGTGGTGTGCAATACACAGAGGGATTAGTAGGTCACATTGTAAAAAATGTAAATCCTAGTGCTTCGGATGGAGCATTATCTTATTCTTCTGGAAGTGCTTATTATAGAACTGTAGCACAGGCAGAAATGACATACGATAGATTACTCAGTGATCTTGAAGTTATTTTTGATCCAGCTAGAGGTGGAATGGCAGAGAAGCTAGTACTATGTAGTTTACCAGTCATTACATTCTTTAATAAGTTAGGCGATGGTGCATTTCTTGATGCTTCTGTCGGTCATTCCAATGGCCCATATAGAATTAATTTTGATTCTAGAGAAGGGTCTTTTGGTCATTCGATCATGGTCATAGACACAATACATGGAAAGTTAAATCTTGTAAAAGAACCACTTTTTAGAGGCATTGCATCTGGATTCATGCTCATGGCTGATATGACACAGCTTGCTTATCGTCCATTAGTTGGTAACGGTATCAATCGTGACACTCAGGTTATGACTAATGTACAGTCTGCTGATGAGGATTTAAGGAAAGATATGATCTTGACCGAATGTGGTCTAGAGATTACTCTTCCTGAATCACACGCACTGTTCAACCTAGAAGGAGTCTAAGAATGAAAACAGCTAGTTTAAATAAATCAAGCGGTGAATATGGCGGTTTGCCTAAAAACGTGGTATTCGTACCAGATGCGGCCACATATTCTGTTTCGTTAAGCAATAATGGTAAAGTTCATGTAATGCCTGACTTGACAGCGGATTGTACAATCACGTTGCCAAGTGAAGCTGAAGGTCTTTATTATGCATTTTGGTATGGCGGTACAGCCGCCGATGCTCAAGATTGGATAATCAAGACAACTGGCAATAGTAATTACATGATTGGTGGTTTAGTTGGACATGATACCGATAATGGCGGTGATGATACTGCCGTTATTGATTCGGACAACGACAGCAACTCCCAATTAACTATCTTTACTCCAATAGCAGGAACGAAAGTAGAGCTGTGCTGTGATGGTATAGTTTGGTATGTCAATGGACATGTCATATCTGCAACGGACACATTCTTAGCTTTTGCTGATCAATAAATATCCGAATACATAAGGATAACAGTAATAGGTACTGTGAGGGCTGTCAAAAAAAGGCGGCCCTCAAAACCTAAAAGGATTGATTATGAAAAAATGTATGCATTGTAATAAGGACAACAAAGAAGGCTGGTTCTACTGCAAATCTTGCGGTAAACAAGCATCTGAAAGTAAGTTCACTACAAATATGTGGATGACTTCTGATTTAGGTAAGAGAACAGATGTTGAGTTTTCTACCCAAACTATGGATGACAATGTAAAAAGCATGAGAAAAAATTTAGGCTATGCCAGCTAAGAAAAAGCGTAAGTCCCCTGCTTGGACAAGAAAAGCGGGTAAGAATCCAAAAGGTGGATTAAACGCTAAGGGTAGAGCCAGTTACAACAGGCAAACAGGGGGAAAATTAAAAGCTCCTGTTAAGTCTGGGGACAATCCTAGAAGAGCTAGTTTTCTTGCTAGGATGGGCAATATGCCCGGCCCTGAAAAGAAAAATGGTAAACCTACACGTTTGCTACTATCTTTGAGGGCATGGGGTGCTAGTTCAAAAGCAGATGCAAGAAAGAAAGCAAAGGCTATTAGCAATAGAAATAAAGCTAAAAAGAAGAGGAAGAAATGAATAAAAAAGTAAAAGCTCCTGCGGGGTATCATTGGATGAAGGCTGGTGCCGGCTATAAGCTAATGAAAAATCCTAGAGGTGGGTATAAGTCACATAAGGGATCAAGTCTTATGGCAAGCTTTAAAGTTCAAATGACACATTCCAAATCTAAGAAGAAGTAATGGCTAAGAGAGTTAGTTGGAATTGGGGCGGTAAGAAGCATTATGGCACCTTGATAAGAGAAACAAAAACTCATAAGTTTGCTAGAACAAAAAACGGAAAGATTAAAAAGATTAAGAAGTAGTGGCTACAGCAAAAAAAAGAGATCCCGCCAAGTGGGCAAGGGCTAAAGCAAAAGCTAAAAGAAAAATGGGTGGAAAACATTCTGCTAGGGCTATGCAACTTGCTGTAAAGTATTACAAAGATATGGGTGGAAAATATTCTGGTAAAAAGTCATCTAAGAATAAATTGTCAAAGTGGTCAAAACAAAAGTGGGATTATGTCGTTAAAGCAGATAAGAAAAAACCAAAAGCAAGGCGTGGACGTTATTTACCTGAGTCAGTTAGGAAAAGTCTTAGTTCCTCTGAAAAAGCGGCTACAAACAGAAGAAAGAGGGCCGCATCTGCAAAGGGAAAGCCAAAAGCTAAGTATTCAAAAAAGATAGCGGGTAAGGTGAGAAGAGCATAACATGGCAACATTTGAAGCACAAGTAGAAGCATTAACAAGTTTAAGTATAGATGGTAGCAGTGCACCTACACAAACAGAGCTTAGTCAGTTCTTAACAGATGGTGCTAAAGAAGTATTAAATACTTTGCCTAGATCCAAACAGTCTTTATTTACAACTTCAAATGATTTGAATGGTAGCAGTCCAAACTTCACAGTTCTCGGTTCAGAAATATTTAGCGTAACTAGAGATGATGGCACAATCAATCAGCCTTGCAGGATAGTAAGGCCAGAGCTAAATGGAAGGATTAGAGATGCTGATGACATGATGGCGGCTACCGCTACAGACCCAGCGTACTACATAACTAATAATATATTAAGCGTTGTGCCAGAACCTACCAATGCTCAAAATGCACATGTACATACATTGAACTATCCTACGGTAGCTTTTGGTGATAGTGCTATAGCGAAGTTTCCAGACGATGCCGAATATCTTGTTTCTATTTACGGTGCAATAAAATCACTACAAAATTTAATGGCGAGCAAGTCAAGCAATGCAGATGTAACCACGGCATTAACAGCTATAAACACAGAACTGGATGAGACTCAGGCTATTTGTGATCTGGTCAATACTCAAGTAAATGCGGCGGTTACCCAACTGGGAGAGTCAGCAACTCAAGTTGATGCAAGTATTGATACGGCTTTAGCGGCTATAGCAACCGCATCAGGAAGAATTAATACTGCGGTAGCCTTAGCGAATGGAGAATTTGATTTAGCTGTAACGTCAGCAAACTCTTCTAATGAAGACCCTGAGTTAGCGGCTAGTCATGTTGCTGTGGGTAATGGATTTTTATCAGAGGCAAACGCATCAGCTAATGAAGCACAGGCTTATGCAAATGAAGTTAGTGCTAGGGTCTCACAGGTTAGTGGCTACAATCAAGTAGTAAGTGGTTATCTTAATTCAGCACAAGGATATGCAAATGAGATACGATCAAAAATTAACATAGCTCAAGCTTATGGTAATGAAGTTCAGGTAAGGTTAGCCGCAGATACAAGTCAGTATAGCAAGTATGAGAAACAACAGGCTAAATTACAGGCAGACTACGACAAAGGAATACAGGCGTTGAGATAATGGCAATACAATCATTAACAGTAAAACAAATTATCAGTAGGGTTAGGCAGGTTTTTCCTAATGCACCTGAAACATATATTATGTCCTTGATAAATGATGCATTGAATGAACTTGGTCAATACTCGCAGAAGTCCATGTCTGCTAAAATAAACATTGTTGCCAATCAAACATTTTATGATTTGTCAGATAGTGCAACAGACTCCAGTAGTAATGCAATGGGTATCAATAAAGTTTATAGAGTAGATGTAATGGACAATGACGGCGACTACATAAGAGTTCCTAGAGTATTAGATGGAGAGCCTTTGATGTTTGACAACACGTCTGAATCTGCAATAGAGGAGCCTTCATAATGGCAAGCAATATTAAGTATCCAGAAGACAAGGTTTTATATTTTATTAGGGGAGATCATTTAGGCTTAATCACTACGTTCTCTTCAACAAATGAGTCTAGAACTGATAGAAAGGCATATCAAGCATTTGACCACTCGGTCACTAATGGTATGCTTTTGCATTACTATGGCAACCCAAGTAAGGTTACTGCGATTACTCAAACTCCAGATATAGACAATTTGTTTCATTCAGCGATTGTTGATTATGTAAAAAAGTGTTTATACATGGATAGGGCTGGTACAGAGTCAGATGCAAGCATGGCTCAGGTGTCTATGAACCTGATGATGCAACACGAAAGAAAATTTGATATGGCCGTAAAGAAATACGGCACCAAAAAGAGAAGTAAGACTGGAGGAACCAGAGCAGTAGTACCAGCAAGTTTTACTTAATATAATTGATTGATTATTTGTTTTGATCTAAGGTAAGTTACAGAACATATAATTTAACTATATGGATGCTTTAAGCGGTGGTGGAGGAATATAGGATAGATTATGGCAAACCCAAATAAATTCACCGCTAAGGAAGTTCTAAACAAAGTACTTCTAGATTCTTCAGGAAACGCCGTCACGGCAAACTCAGTAACCTCACAAGAAGCACTAAACAGTGTTTTAGATACTACAAACAACAGATTAAATATGTCACTAGCCGGAGGTACAATCTCTGGTGATGTAACTATATCTGGAGATTTAACTGTCAATGGTAGTGCGACTAACTCTTACGATGAAATAGTCAATGGTCAATTAGTAGCATTTAGAGATGACTCAAGTACAGTTGGTACAAATGATAATATAGTTATAGAAAATGATGGTACTGGTGATGCAAGTTTAAAATTTAGCTTAACTGGTGCAACTGATTGGTTTGCCTATGTAGATAATTCTGATAGTGACAAATTTAAAATTAGAAGAAGTACATCAGATTATTTAGAGATAGATGAGTCGGGAAATGCTACTTTTTCTGGTAATGTAACCTTAGATACTGCTCATTTAAATCTTGATTCTGGATACGAATTACAATGGAATACTGGAGCAACTAAAATTACTGGAGCAGATTCATATTTAGAATTTAATGTTAACTCTGCAAGAAGATTTAAACTTGATGCTAACTCCAGAATCTCACTATCTAATAATAGTGGTAATGGTGCAAACAATACACTTTTTGGATACCAAGCTGGCAATGACCTAGATACTAATGGAAATTTTAATACATTTGTTGGACACCTCGCTGGAACTGAAATAACTACAGGCTTTAAGAATACAATGGTTGGGGCTTATGCTGGTTATACATCTTTACTACCTGACAACTGTACTTTAGTTGGATATAATGCTGGGGGTAGTGGAGTAATGACCGCTGATGCTGATGCAACTACTGCTGTAGGAATGAATGCTTTAAGTAATTTAACCTCTGGTGGATATAATACCGCAATCGGTTATGAAAGTGCAACAGCCAACAATACTGGATATAAAAATACAGTATTGGGTTGGCGTTCATTTTACACAAATCAAACTGGTTATTCTAATACAGCAATCGGAGCAGAGGCATTATATTATACTACAAGCGATGAGAATGTAGGAGTTGGAGACAGAGCTGGTGCTTACACGACTGGCGATGCCAATACCTATGTAGGATTTAAAGCTGGTTTTGGTGCATCTGGAGCAGAAGCAAATAATGTCGGAGTAGGTCATAGTTCATTATTAGCAATTACTACAGGAAGTTCAAATGTTGCAATCGGTTCTGGAGCTGGTGAAGTAACTACGTCAGGCAGTGCTAACACCATTGTTGGCTACCAAGCTCTAAATGGAGATACAGATGGAGATGGGGCAGATAATACTGCTTTAGGTCACAAAGCCTTACACGATGCAATAAGCCCAAGTAAGAATGTTGCTATTGGTGATTCTGCAATGAGAGTAATGAATGGCACTGCTAATGGAATTGCAAATTGTGTAGCTATAGGTGCAAATGCTTTTTATGGGGATGCTACCAATACAACTACTGCCACAGATGGAACAGTAGCTATTGGTTA